CAAGATGTGCAGGCGGTTTGGTCACCCCGCTCGGAAATTCATCACCCAGTTTAACAGTTCCTGCCACCTCATTAGGCGCACAGAACTGTTCACAATTATGAACAATCATACCATTTGCGGTATAACTTTGATCTTCTTCGACTTCCAAATTGTAAACTGTTTGACAAGGATTGTCTTTAATTCTTGATTTAAGATGCCATTTAATTAATTTTTTAATCGGAATTGTAGTAATACAATTCAAACCCTTAATCATACTAGCTACTTTATCAAAATTGTTTCTAATTTCTTCTTTATCAAACCTCAAAATATTAAAACCCTTCTCAACAAGATAATTATCTTTAATTTTATCTCTTTGTTTTGTTCTTAATTTTTCATGAAAAAATCCATCGCATTCAATCACAGTATTGATCGTTGGTAACATAAAATCTGCCCAGGCATATTTCCAATCATTGCCATCTTTATATCGATAAAACCATTGTGGAGTAAATTTTATACTTTCTTTTTCTAAAAACCATTTCATCTTCTTCTCTAAATAACTATTGCCCAAATGATTTCTTCCACGATTTGTGAATGCTTTTTTTAAACCTTTTAATCTTTGTTCTTTAGTTATTAACTTCAAAGGATGATTTGGATCCGTAGCAAACCATTTCTTACCTAATTCAATTGCCTTTTTCCTCAATTCAGGATTATACATCCACTGTTCTTTTTTTGTATTTGACATTTTATCAATAAGATTTTGTCTGAATTCTGGATCTTTCCACTTTTCTTTGAACACCTTTCTCATCAATTTCACCTTTCCATATTTTATGTTAAAATACTTCAACTTTTCTTTTTCTCCTTCCCGCATCCATCTTCTTTTATTGATTTCTTTCGTTTTGCAAGAAAAACATCGAGAATAATAAAATGGAATTATTTTTTTACAATCGCATTTCTTCCCTTCGACATAAACCAGATCATCGTTTTTCAAATTCCAGGCAATTATCCACTTTTTTCTATTATTTCTCCTTACCAAAATTTTATGATTTTTCGTGACTGTTAATTGAATCGAATTTCTGTCTTTCAGGGCGGAAAGGACAATCCTCACAACTTCTCCGTAATATTTTCTTTTAAAAGTTTTTGTAACCTTTTTATATCGATCTTTATGAGTCAAAACATAATCCCCAACCTTAATATTCCTAATCTCTTTATAATCTTCTAATGTTTTAATCTTAGTTCTTCCTCCAAGGATACACACTCTCTCGTCCTCCGCCGTTATCCACTTGACAAACTCTATCCCGTTCCTACGGAAAGTCTCGGTTTCCACCAAGTTCATGGCGGTCATCAGCTCGGTTTCGACTATCAGTTTTCCCCGCTCCTCGGAAATCTCCGCCGCCTTGCTCCTCAGGTAGCCGGCGATGCCGGTCGCGGACATCCCCTGATTCAATCCCTCACTAATCGTCTTGGCGACCCAAGCCACGCCCGTCTTGTCCAGCATCGAAGGCAAAGCCTCCGCACGCAGGGCGATCTGATTTCGAATTTCCAGATTGGTCAGATTGAACCGGTGCTGCGGCACCATTTTGTCCAAACCCGTCTGTCCGCCCTCGGCGGCGGCCCAAAGCAAAAAGGCCAGTAGTGCTGTCGTACCTCCGTCGAAAGATTCCGAAAAGGGCAGCCAGGACAAAAACACTTCGTGTTCGACCGAAGGATCGGTCCGTTTTCTCAAAACCTGCTTGGTGATGCGATCGATTCTGTCCATCTGGGCCATGTGGTAAATCTGCTTTTTCAGAGCTTTGGTGGCTTTTTCCTGAAATCTCCGTCCTTTTTCGCTTTTGATGGCGCTGTAGAGGGCTATATTAATCCCCGTGCTGTAAAAAAACTTTTCGAGGGATCTTTTAACCAGAAGTATTTGCGGCAGCGATAGGTGCGCCAGGTTCTCTGGCAGTAATTTGGGCAATCTCATCATACAGGCTGAGTAATGATGATACCACTTTCGGCCTGGAATCCAAAAATGGCTCGAAAACTTTGTCGATATCCTGCCTGTCTTTGATTTTTGATAATCCCTCGCTGATCAGACCGCAGGTGCGGTTGTCTAAAATAATAGTCTTGAAAATCCTAGGGGATTTCCCATCCTTGAAATCATTGATGGCCGCCCGCTTCCAGCGCTTCAATTCTTCAATGGATTCACCATCATCATCAATTTTCTTGGCGGACGATGTGATCGGTTTTTTGGGCGACGGAGCTGTCTGCGCCTGCGGAGGCACATTGGGTATTAAAGCGGCGTTGCCGGCGTTCTGAGATGTTGCGTTTGCTTCGGCTGGCGGTTTATAGGGCAAAATCGGCATCTGTCCCGCATCGGATTGGGCGGCCAGATCCTTGACGAAAATCGGCCCGACGGGGGTCATAATTAGAGGATCCGAAGCCCCAGTCGGAGGCAGATTTTCCCCCATCCTCCATTCGTCAATGGCCAAAAGCCCCGAATTGACTAGGATTTTCACCACGTCGGCTTCTTCCCTCTTATTGGTCGGATTAAGGTTAGTCCAGTTGAACTCCAACTGCTTGTAGTTCAAATCGTCCTGAACCATCCTATCCATCAGCTCTTTGATGAAAAGGGCGGTCGGGAAAAGTCCCCTTTCCTTACCCGCCTCCCAGGCGACTTGGGCGGTCGAACGGTTCGTCTCGAAAGTCAGGCCGATCGCCATCGGCGGAACCCCGAATACGCTACACGTGGAAATTGCTAACCATTTTTCAAACCTCTCGAAAATCATGTCGCTGGCCTGGATGGTCGGTTCGTATTTCATGCCTTCGGGCAAAAACTTCAACTTCCTCTGCATTCGCGGATCGCCGGAAATCATGGCGTCCCAAGCGTCCTGCCATTCCTTCAGCTGGTCTTTCGAAGAGGCGATGTCGCGGGGCAGAGTCACGAACCCCTCGGGCACGTTGCCTTCGGTCAGTTGGCCGAGAGAATAAGCCTGTAGTTTCAGGGCGGTTGTGACGGTGATAATCAAAGTTTCCAACGCCGCGAAACCGTAGGCATTGTGGGTGCGGGGACTCATCATGGAATAAATCAAATCATCAGTCGTCAGCCTGGCTTTTTCCATCCCCTGGATTTTTTGGATGTAGGCGTCAGCGGGAAATTCAGGAGTAGTGCCATCCTGATCCAATATCAGCTCGATCGTGGCGGCGTCGATTGGCAGATAGCCGATGATATCTCCCCTGCGATTTCTGCGCCTGTAGATAGCCACAGCGTCAATAACCAAAAGGTCTTCGAGTATTTGTTTGATCCACAGAGTAAAGGAAGAATCTTTTTTGCCGGTCGGATATTTGAAAAATTCTTTTATTTTTTTAGCGTCTTCGAGGTTTTTCTTGTTCTTATAATTTTCGGGGGTGGCGTCGACGGGGATAGCGTTCCAGTCCAACTGGGTAATCTGGGCCTTTCTATATTCAATTGCGGCGCGCGCAATCGGATAATAATCAGCAAAGTCTCTTAATGTCTGAAAGGCCACTCCCAGAGGGTAGGGCTTGCGGGTGCTGCCGCCCGGCATAACCATTTGTCTCGGGCTGAATCTGACGATGTCGGCGGCGCCGGCTTTCGCCATCGCTTCCTTCACCTGACGGTCGACGGTGCTTTTTATCAAAGATCCGCCGAAACGCTGAATAACTCTTTGTAAAATTGTTGGCTTATTTTCGGGCATTTCAGTATCTTATTCCCTTCATCCTGACTAGATTAGCCCAGCCCGCAATCGAGTTGGGGAGGATGGATTTATTATTATCATCACTCTTTTTTTCGTAAGAGTCAAGTAGCGCTTGGCCGATGGTACCTCTTAGAGTAGCCATTCTATTGTACAAAGCAGCATGAAAAAAGTGATCTGCTCCTTTTTCAATCCTCGGATTGACGATCGGTGCTCTGGTCGACGCCGCCATCTGTTCGTAAAATTCTGGTATGTGCTTGGCATTTTCGGGCAGTTCTATTCTTTTATTCTGGATATCATTAACCAAATAATCCAGGGAGATCGTCCTGTCAATATAAACTTCACTTTTGAAATCGTCAAAAACATAATAATTCTGGACGTCGAATTTTCTGACTGGATAATAAGCGGCGATCACCTTGCCGGGATATTTATCAATCAGCTCTTTCACTTTTCTGGTTTCCGGCTTGGCGTCGACAACCATTCTCTGGATGTTAAATTTAACAATCAGCGCCTCGAGCGAATCGACGGGCCCCAAAAATTCACTGACGGTTCCTATCCAGACGTAGCGGTTTTTGTCGCCGATATTTTTGCTGACGATGACATGTATTTTTGCGCCGACGTCGGCGCCCGCAAAACATCCACTGGCGTCATAGGGAATTCTGTAATCCACGGTACAATCTTCCATTTCACTTCTCAAAAGCGTCTGCCCAGCGATCTCATATGGCAGGCCTAGTACCTGGTTATAAAACTGCTGGATGGCCGAGAAACCGCTGAGCCTGGCTTTTTCATAATCGTTGATCATTTCCTCCACCGACTTACGCGGATTGTAAATGCCGTTGATCTTGTAACCATGCACTTCGGTATTACTTGGATTCTGCGCCACCCATCTGCCTGTTTTAAGGCGGTCGATCGGCTCCCTGCATTGTTTGCAGATGGTAATCTTTTTGTCAAAATCGATGTTATAGAAAAAATCCAGTTCCTGCTCCAGCTTGCACTTGAAACAAGTCAGCATCCAAATCCGCTGATCACTGGCCAGATAAGCCTCGTTGATGTATTTACCTGGCAAAGTCGGCGTGGAAGCTTCCCTGCGCCATTTCAGAGTGGAGTGCAGAAGACGTTTGTCGATGTAAGGCACGTGTTGCTGGATAAAGCGATCTCTCTCGTCCAAAAAAATACAGTCCGCATCGACCGAAATAATTTGCTGCTGGTTCTGGCTGCCCCGCAGATACATAAAGGCATTCCTGATCTGTTTCAGACCGACTTTCTGGATTTTCCTTTCATCATCAACATTTCTTTCCTTTTTTTCATCAGAGGACAAGACGCCGGTTATTCTGGAAAGATAATCGGAATAATTGAAAACTGGTTCGAGGCGTCCCTGAGCAAAGTCGTTGAGTTGCGAGCTGGTCGGGAAAGTATACATTACATTCTTATTGAGCCTGTCACAAACCCAAACCGCCTCAGAAATCAATCTTTCCGAAATTCCGCTTTGTGAAGATTTTTGATAAATTATGTTCGGAAACTGATCTTTGTAAATGTCGACCAGGTATTTGTGCTCAGTAAAATCGAGCGGCTCGTTTCTGGAATTTACCCAGACCGCCTTTACCCACGTAAAATAATCGTCAAGTTCCGTGTCATTAAACTTCTGCTTGGTTTTCGCTATCAGCGCCCGCTCCAATTCGGCGAGCTCGCTCTCGCCTAATTTCGGCAATAAATCTGACAAGCTCTGTGTAATCTGCTCCATCTAATATTTCATCGAACTTGGTTCTGGGCAAGTTGACGTTGACCTGGGTCAGGGTCGTGGCACCTCCTTTTCCGACTCCGATGCCGAGGGCCGTCCTCTCCTCCTGCATTCCCGACACGATCAGTTTTCTCGCCTGGTCGGCATCCTCGGGATCCATCGCTTTCAGCGACTCGGCTCCTTTTAACTGTAACCATCTGGCCAGCCTAGCCTGCCTCTCGCGTACCTTGGCCTCCTCATCGACCGTGCGCTCAATAATCATATTGGCGGCTCTTTCCACTCCCTTTGTC